GTAGCAACGAAGGTTAGGGTTATGTAGTTGATAGACTTGGCAGGCTTCAGGTAAATGTCTGCTCTAAATTCATTATTATCAATCACATCAGGAGTGTTATTTGACGTATCACATACAACCAAGAATCCATACAGTCCTCTCTTTGCCTGAACATCGCGGAGATATGGTTCAACAATGTTCTTGAAGTTTGCTCTTGTCAGTTCATCATTGAGTTCGAAGAGTTGTGCTTGAGCAGCTTTTTGAAGTGCTTGTTCAATTGTGAGGAACAAACGACGAACGTTGATTCTATCAAAGGAAGATGCATATGAGAGAGCAGTCTTATCACCAAACAGAAGAGTACCGACTCCAGGTTGAGTAACGATTGAGTTAATTCTTAAAGGATAAAGTTGATCTCTTTGTGCCTTAGATGGGTTATATGCAAGTTTAATTGCATTGTTCAGAATTCCTCTCTGCTGACCTGCAGGAGAGAACCAAGGATATGAAACAATGTTTGTACGGCACATCAGACCAGCAACGTCAGCATTGCAAGGAATGTAAACAAACTTATTGTTGAATCTATCATAGGTGTACTTATATCCACTATCAAATACAGCGTATGATGAAGAGGAAAGTGAACTAAAGTAACTGATTAAGTTGTTTGTTTGGGTTGTGGTATTGGTGATCGAAACGAGATCTGCTCTGTGAGGTCCAACAACTGCCATACAATCTTTTCTTGCTTCTGCAAGAGAAATAATATATTGTGCTTTTGCTTGGGAGTCTGATTTGTTGGTAAGACCAGGACCCATAATCAAGTAATCAACTTGAATATTGTCTTTATTGGAGAACAGATTGTATGAGTTTTGTAGATCTCCAAGCGTTGTTGCAGATCCACCTGAAGCAGAATAGTTAACACCGCCACCTAAACTGTAGGTTTTATTTCCAATTGCGCTGAAGGTTACTCCTTGAGCATTTTGACCCCAGAGACCTTGTGCAGTACTATATGGCGTAAATGATGTTGAGAATGCAACTGCTCTTGGAGCAGTACCCCAATAAGAATCAGCAGCACTTGATGGATTGTATCCAGCCCAAATTTGAGATGAAAAATCAGCAATATATTGCTTATACCAAATTTTTTGTGGAGAATTAACTGCAGAAACCGCATCAGCTGCTTTTGAAAGACCTAGATGCTTCTCAATTAGAGTTCCTTGAATTCCTGTGATTGTTCCAAGGTCATCAACTACAACAACGTGCATTCCATCGCCTTCACCTGCTCTATCCGCAACATACTGATTGGTTGTTGGTTTTGGTGCAATTGATTTCCAGTAGACTGTGCTGTTTGTAAGACCCAAGGTTTGTTGGTCATACCAATCAACAACTGTTGCTGGAGTTACGCCTGCCAATCCTTGAGTGGAACCAGTAGTAATACCAGAATTGTTTACAAACTTAATTGTATTGGAAGTTGAGAAAGATGCATAACTTGCTGATTGGGCATAGTTAATTAAACTTTCTGTTCCAGCAGAGGAAACTCTAGAAACAATATGAACATCAATCGTGCTATTTCCGTTTGTAGAATCGGTAGTAACACCAGTAATAATTCCTTTCAGATAACCACTAAACAGAGAAGTTGTTCCTGCACCAGGAAGAACGACATTGGTGAGTGGGGCAGTAACGCCATATCCAACTACAGCACCTAAGGTAGCTAGGTTGGTTGTTGTAACTCCGATTGTTTGATCTGCAAAATCATCAATAAAACAAACTTTCAGTCCATTTGCCCAAGTACCTGGATTCTTTGCTGCATAGGTAAAGTTTGTTGCTTCGGACCAATTGCCCGTATAGTCATCATAATTTTTGATTTTTGAGTTGGTTGTAGAAGCGATTCCAACCCCAGCATTTGCGTTATTGAGGCTTGATCCATCAGTTCTAACAACCTTCAAAACCCCGCCATATGAAAGATAGGATGAAGCACTCATCCAGTATTCGTATTGAGCGTCTGTTGAGATAGGCTTACCGAATACATTGATTAAATCTTGCTCGGTTGCAATGTCAATAGGGAAATCGACAGGTCCAATAGGAAAAGGTCCTGCAATCGCACCAATATTATCTAATACATTATCAGCTCTTCCTACCGTTAGATCAACCTCCCTGATTAGTACCCCAGGAGATAATTGAGGAGTCGCCATTTTTTTCTCCGTAAAATCTCAGTTTATCTAAAAAATATTTATTAAAAACTTACTTTACGCAGGGGAAACGTGACGTGAACATTACCAGTCAGGATATTCCCATTTTGATGACAATGTTTTTAAATTTCTGGAGTCTATAATTCTGTGTATTGTGCAATCTTTGCACTCGTATGAATATGAAGATGCCACTGGACCTCTGTCTTTACGAGTTTGATAAAACCCATCAATTAAATTTTTCATTTCTCCACACACCCTACATTTTCTATCTACAAGAAGCAAATGACCTAATCTTATTTGCTTGTCAAGTTCCATTAAGAAAGATACTCCCACATATATGCACGATCGCCATATTCATCAGTAAACCAACGATCACCATCTACATCTACAAAACTTGATTCATCAAGTCCATCTGAAATAAAACCAAAAGGAGACATATCTTGTTCAATTTGATTTTTTTGTTCCTCATATAATCTTTTTCTAACATCCTGGTCAGTTAGTTCTTTAAAGTAATCCTGTGCAACCAACCAAGCATAAATTACAAGGCACATTGCAAGGTCATCGTTACAACCTTCTTCTGCTTCAAATGAATTGTGCTTTTGGATAAATGTTGTCAATTCGCTGATGATTTCATAATCATTTATCAGTAATTTACTCTCTTCAATCATAGTCTTTAAATTAAGACATCCAACCTTCTTAACAGTTTTGGACATCTTAACCCCAAGTTGAGTTTTCTTGCCAGAGAATCCTTGGCCGACAATTTGACCCGCTCTACCTCTCATAGAACACATCAAAAGGTTGTTGTATTCCAAATCGTATTGAAGAATACTTGCTACTTGATCTCCAACATCATTTACTTCGCATAGAATATAAGCACCATTATATGCGGACGCTGTTTCGTGTATTATGCTTGGAAACAGCATTGGTTTGATTTCGTTATTTCGATACTTAGCAACGACTTTGTGTGGGAACTGAGTAATATCTACCACAGCAAATGCCGAATAATCGTTCCCAACCCCTCTAGCAACGTCCACAGTGATCAAATAGTCGTGATTTTCTACTGGGTCTTCATAAACATCTAAACCCGCGCTACGGGTCTTCGGGGCATCGTATACGAGGGTTCTAAGTTTACTTGGAGCAATCAGAGTATCAACCGATCCTAAGAATTCGCATTCGAATTCAACTTTAAACTGTTGTTCGGAAGTATTTGCAATTGTCTGCTTTTTCCACTCTTCATCACGTCCAGGGACTTCACTCCAATGAACATCAGTGAAGACATATTCATTTTTGCCCTTTTCGGCATCGTGCCACATACGGTAGAAATGATTCATACCGTGTGGTGTAGAAACTATGATGACTTTTGTTTGTTTACCAGAAGTAATAGTAGGATAAACAGATGCAAAGAACGAGTCTGCAATATGGTTTGGAACGAAAGCGAATTCGTCGAGGAAGAGGATATTAAAAGACATACCTCGGACAGCACTCGCAGATGTAGAAGCTGCCAGTATCTTACTGCCATTCTCTAACTCCAATGAACCTTTATTCCAAGCAATAATACCTTGTTGCATCCACTTTGGTAAGTTCTCATACGCAGTTTGTAACCTATCTAAGAGTTCTCTTGCTGTTGCTGCTTTGTTGGCGAGAATACCTATATTGACGTTATCATTAAAAACAGCATAATGAAGTAGAAAAGATACCACGGTTGTAGACTTACCAGTCTGCCTGGGCATCTTACAAATATTAAATCTATGATTGTGGAAATTATTAATTAACTTCTCTTGGAAATGATATGGTTTAAATGTTTGTAGTCCGTGGTCTAGAGTAACAATCTTTACATAATTATTTGCAAAATAAACGGGGTCATCTTTACACTTAACAAATTCTAGAATTTGATCTTGTGTAAATTCAATAGGGGTATTTGCCTTTTTTAAAAGCGGATTACCAAGGTAAACATCAGACATAATAAAAACCTACTTATTAGTTACAATTCCAACGACGAAGTGCTTTGTTAATGTTGCTATCAGGATCTCTTGCAGTTTTTGCTGAAGTGAGTTTTGATTTCATACCCTTCATTCTGCGGCAAAAAGATTTACGACGTGCTGCTCTTTTCCCTTCTGGATTTTTTTCAGTAACAGCAGTTTGGAGTTTTGATCCTGGATTTTCTCTGCGATATGCAGCAACAGCAGCACGACTTAAACCAGCAGTTTTATCTTTGCGATTTACTGATTGCCAGTCTTCATCAAATTCAACTTCTTCTCCCATAGGTTTTACATAGTTTTTATTGAAACCTAGTTTCCCACCACTACCACCTTGATAACCAATTCTAATCAATGGTTGTCCTGGTTGAATTTCCGAAACTGAATGATAAAGTACTTTTGCGCCTGGATAAACCTTTTCAATTTCACCAGAAATTTCATTTCTAGTTGGTAGTTTTGTTTGTGGGAAAAACATTTGTATGCCGTGATACTTTCCTCTCCAAGAAAGAGTGATTGAAATGATATTTCCAGTCTCTGCTTGCAATCTAGTTGCTTCTTCAACCTGAGACTTAAATCCTTTGATTGGTTCTGGAT